GATTGGATTAGTCCAGAGTTTGGCAGTACCTATCAAGCAAAAGTTTATATACACACCAGCGGTGATGCAGGTAATGCAGCAGGCAGTGGCACACAAGTATTTGCCACAGGCAGTGGCAATGATGATGAATGGTTCTTTGACTATCAATCAGGTGTACTACACTTTATTGGCGCTAACTTACCAAATGGTGTAAGTTTTTCTGGAAAGAGTGTTTATATTGCTGCTAGTAGATACAGTGGCACGTTTGGTGTAGGTGGCGATACAGGAGCATTTACATTTACAGATAATAGACTGCAAACCACTGTAACCAACGAAGAAATTATTATTGAACCTGCAGGCACTGGGTATGTTGAGATTGATGCTACTAGTGGGTTGATTGTTCCTGTTGGGACCACAGCGCAGCGTCCTGGTGGTCAAACTGGTATGATGCGTTTTAATTCTAGTACTAGTTTGATGGAAGTTTACAATGGTAGTGCTTGGGTAAATGTAGGTGGTAGCACAGTAACGCTTGATGAGTTTGATGGTGATGATACTACTACAGCGTTTAGTTTAAGTCAAACTGCTAGTGCCGCAAGTTTAATTGTAAGTATTAATGGTACAGTACAAGAAAGCACAAACACATATAGCGTAAGCGGAACTACACTTACATTTAATGAAGCACCTGCCACAGGTGATAAGATACAAGTAAGAAACTTCTTTAGTGGTAGTACATTACAACCAGCAAGCAAGTTTAATAGTTACACAACCACAGAGCGCAATGCACTTAGTCCAACAAATGGTGATGTGGTATACAATGAAACTACACACAAGTTTCAAGGCTATGCTAACGGCAGCTGGGTAGATTTCCACTAATATCTATATATCTATACTAAATAAATGTGCAAGCTATTAAGGGTTTGTTCTCCGGTACCGTGAGAGATCGCGGCGTTGTATGGTTGAGCCAACGTTAAATATGAACCATATTGAGGCTGTGGTTAACCTCAAAAAAAACCACACTTCTTTCCTTGGAAGTTTGTCACAAGTTAATAAAAACCCTTTTAACTGTTAAAAAACACAAGAACTTTTGGCGGTGTTTCTGTGCGACTGGTTTAAATTTTCCCCTTACCGCTAAATACACTTATGATACACAATATCGCGATTGGACGGAGAAAAAATAATGGCATTAACCAGAATTAAAACTAACCAGATTACAGACTTAGCAGTTACGGGAGCAAAAATTGCAAACAATGCAATTACTGCAGGTAAACTGGCTAACAACTTAACTTATGGCAGTGATTTCACAGTCTCAGGTAACCTTACAGTTTCAGGTACTACAACAAGTGTTAGCACAACAAACACTCGCGTTGAAGATGCAATTATTGCACTTAGCGCAGAGGCAACTGGTTCAGCCAGTGTAGACAGTGGTCTACTTATTAACCGTGGTGCAGACGACAACCAAGCATTTTTATGGGATGAGACTGCAGACGAGTTTGTAGTTGCAAACGTTGGCGCAGAAGATGGCGACACAGCAGGTAACGTAACAATCAGTAGTTATGCTGGATTACACGCAGGTGCTGTAGTATATGGATCATTAAATGATGGTACAACTACACTAACTACAACAGTTGCAGAATTAAATATTGTTGATGGTGACACAAGTGCTACAGCTACAACAGTAGCAAGTGGCGATAGAGTTGTTCTAAATGACGCTGGCACTATGGTACAGGTTGATGTTGATGATATTGACACTTATTTTATTAGTACTACTCAAACATTGTCAAATAAGACACTAACTGCTCCAAAAATTGCAGATGCAGGCTTTATTGCTGACGCCAACGGTAACGAACTTGTTATCTTTACAACAACAGCAAGTGCAGTAAATGAAATTACACTAGCAAACGCGGCAACAAGTGGACATCCAACTATTACTACAACAGGTGGTGATACAAACATTAACTTGGTACTAAGTCCAAAAGGCTCTGGTACAATTGATGTTGACACAAGTAAAATTGTTAACGTTACTGATCCAACAAGCAACCAAGATGCAGCCACAAAAGCATATGTGGACGGTGAAGTTAGTAGTGCAAGTGTTCTTGCAATTGCTGGTGACAGTGGCACAGACAACGTAACAGTTGGAAGTGATACATTTACTTTTTCTGGTACAGCGAATGAGATTGTTACAGCGGTAACAGACAACACAGTGACAGTTAGTTTGCCAGATGATATTACAGTCGGTGGTGCATTAACAGTTACAGGTAACTTAACAGTTAACGGTACAACAACTACAATTTCAACAACAAACAGTGTGGTTAGTGACAACTTGATCGAACTTAACAACGGTGCAGGTTCAAACGCTAACGACAGTGGTATTGTTATTGAACGTGGTTCAACAGGTGATAACGCTATATTTGTATGGGATGAGAGTGCAGATGCATTTATCGTTGGTACAACAACAGCAACAGGCGATAGCACAGGCGACCTAACAATTACAGCAGCAGACTTTAGTGCTGCAAACATAACAGCAACAGGTTCATTCATTATTGGCAGTGCCGATATGAACGAAACTGACCTTGAGAAGCTGGATGGTATTACAAACGGTACAGCGGCAGCAAACAAAGCACTAGTAGTTGATGCTAACTTGGATATTGGAACACTTCGCAATATTACTGGTAACGGTAACATTGACATTAGTTCAGGTTCGGGCACAATCACAACAAACGTTGCTGATACACAAATACTTTTCAGTAGCAGTGGCGTAATTTCTGGTGATGCTGCAATGGTATTTGATGGCACTGATGTAACATTTACAGGCGCATCAAATGCTAACAGCCTAGATATTAACAGTTCAAATGCAAGCATCTCAAGTGCCGGTATTATCAACACTGTTGAAGATATTAGAATTGCAGCAGATAATAAGCAACTTGAAATTGGTGCAAACAGTGGCGGTGACTTTACTATTGGACACGATGGCACAGACACAACTATTACTAACGTAACTGGTATACTTGCTATCGACGGCGCTGCATCAAGCTCGATACGTATCAACGAAGCAGGTGCAAATGTTGATGTTGTTATTGAAGGTGATACTAACACTGCACTTGTTACAGTTGACGCAAGTGGCGACAATGTTGGTATTGGTGGTGCACCAAATGCCAACGCAGTATTCCATGTCAATGACACAGGTGCAATGATCTTACCAGTAGGCACAACTGCACAACGTCCTGGTACTGGTGTAAGTGGTATGTTCCGTTATAACACAACCAGTAACAGTATTGAATATTACGACAATGACAGTTGGGAAAGTGTTAGTTCATCATTCACACTTGCTACATCACAAACATTCAATGGCGATGATAGTACAACAGCATTTACACTAAGCTCACTAACTGGCTCAGACAGTTATACTGTTGCTGGCGTACTTGTTATGCTAAACGGTGTGGTACAAGAACCAACGACTGTTTATGGTATTTCAGGAACAACACTAACATTTACAACTGCTCCTGCGTCAGGTGACTTGATTGAAGTGCGTAAGTTTACAACAACTACAACTGTTACTGCACTAAGTGACTTAGATGGCGACACACTAATACAAGTAGAAGAAGGCAGTGACGATGACACAATCCGCTTTGATGTAGCTGGCACTGAAACTGCTGTTCTCGCAGCAGGTGCTCTTACACTTAATGGTCAAGCAGATTTACGTTTTGCAGATGCAGACAGTAGTAACTGGGTTGCTTTCCAAGCACCAGCAACTGTATCAAGTAACGTAACTTGGACACTACCAAGTGCAGATGCAGGTACAAGTGGTTTTGCACTAGTAAGTGATGGAGCAGGAACACTAAGTTTTGCTGCTGCAGGTGCGACAACTACAAGTGATACAACAACAAACGCAGAAGAGCAAATTTACTTTGGTGATATCACAAGTGGTGCGGTTACTGCACTACATCATGATGCCGGACTTACTTACAATCCAAGCACAGGTACACTAACAAGTGCAGCTTTTGCTGGCGATGTAACTGGTGATGTAACTGGTACTGCAGATGTAGCAACTACAGTTACAGTGGCAGATGAAAGTAGTGATACAACTTGTAATGTACTGTTTACAACTGCAGCAACAGGTAATTTAGCACCTAAATCAGGTACTAACTTAACGTTTAACAGTAGTAATGGTACACTAGCAGCACCAACATTTAGTGGTGAAGCAACAAGCGCACAATACGCTGACTTGGCTGAGATGTACGCAGCAGACGAGGAAATTGCTCCTGGTACTGTTGTACACTTTGCAGGTGAAGGCAAACTAGCAGAATGTGATATTGAAAACTGTCGGGCAGTTGCAGGCATTGTAAGTACTGATCCAGCACACTTGATGAACGCAGGTCAAGAAGGTGTTGCACTAGCACTAGCAGGTCGTGTACCATGTAAAGTCACAGGTCCTGTAGCAGCAGGCGACTTGATGGTAAGTGCAGGCAACGGTATGGCAATGGCAAACAACGAGGCAACATTAGGCACAGTAATTGGTAAAGCAATTGAAGCAAATGCGGATGGTGAAGGTGTTATTGAAGTATTAGCACTAATGATGTAATCATTAAACACAATAAGAGAAATAGCACCTTCGGGTGCTATTTTTTTGACTTGCCTAACCAGATAAATACAAGCAGTTAATTAAGGAATACGAGTATGGCGTTTACTAGACCTAGAGCAGCACAAATTGATTTTGATATAACTAATATATCAGATCCTCTTATTCGTCTTAACAGCGGAGAAACTGGCAGCGCAGACAAAGATGTTGGTATTGTAATTGAACGTGGCAATGATACGAATGTTGCTATTATCTATGATGAAAGTGCAGACGAGTTTGCCGTAATAAACACCACAGAAACTGGTACAACCAGCGGCAATGTAACTATTGCGAGCTATGCTTCTATTAGAGCAAATGCATTTTACGGCGATGGCAGTAATCTAACTGGAGTTAGTTCAAGTTCAGATCTTACTATTGCAGCAGACAACGGATCCGATGACACAGTTGCAATTGGTACTGACACACTCACTATTGCAGGTGGCACAGGCATTGATACTACTGTTAGCGACAACAACATAAGCATTGCCATTGACAGTACAGTGGCTACACTTACTGGTACACAAACACTAACAAACAAAACACTTACAAGTCCAACTATTAACAGTGCAACTATTGCAATGGGCACTAATAAAATTACTGGAATGGGCGACCCAACCTCTGCACAAGATGCTGCAACAAAAGCATATGTTGACTCAGAAATTGCTGGCAGTGGCGGCGATAGTGTGTTTAGTGCAAATCCCGACTTTCTTGCTGTAACAGGCAGTGTAGTAACTAGTGAAGATTTAGATCTTGTCACAAGCAGTGTTACTGACGCCTATGATTTAGGCACTATTAAGGTTCAAGGTATTGTAACAACAACTAGTATTGTTGATGGCAATGTCACTAGTGCAAAACTAAGTGGACTTACAAACTCTAGCAGTGGAATAATTCAAGCAGATGGAGACGGTACATTTAGTATTGGATCAGGAGGAGGTCTAAGCAATGTTGTTGAAGATACAACTCCGCAGTTGGGCGGTGACTTGCAAAGCAATGGAAACGATGTAACCTTCGGCGACAACGACAAGGCCATCTTTGGTGCTGGCAGTGACTTGCAGATTTATCACGATGGTAGCAACGGCTATGTCGTGAACGATGCTGGTAATCTTATTTTAGATGATCGCGGCGGTGGTGGTGTTACCATTAAATATAATACAGAAACTATGGCAAACTTTGCGCCGGATGGTGCGGTAACTCTTTACTACGACAACAGCGCAAAGATAGCCACCACATCCACAGGCATAGAAGTAACTGGCGATATACTCCCAGAAGCAAATGGCACTAGAGATTTGGGCAGTGCAAGTCTGCGTTGGCAAAACATTTACACAAGCGATTTAAATTTGAACAATGGTGTAGGCAATTACACAGTAGTTGAAGGTGAAGAAGACTTGTTCTTGTACAACAATAAATCTGGTAAAGTGTTTAAATTTGCACTAATCGAAGTCGATCCAAGTGAAGCGACACCAAAAATTGAGGATCTCAAAAATGGCAGTTCTGGGGCAGAATAATTTAATCAAAGTACAAACTTATGGTACTGGAACTGGAACTCCTTCCGCGGGAGTAACCGGCGATGGCGGTAGTGCTAGTGGCACTTGGTACAATTTAGATACTGATCAAACTAACCACACTGGTACCAGAACAACCGGTAATACTTTGGTAATGGAATTTGAAAAAATATCCAACACAAGTGATTTAAAAATTGTCGGGAACATACCTGGCTATATTAACGTTGGTGGCAGTGGTATAGGATTCAGATTAGCAATTAGCATAAATGGCTTTACAACAACGTATGTAGATGCATTGGATCAAGGCCCAATGCATGGATGGGGTGCTATGGGGTACGGAGGCAGCACTTCTGGTATTGTAAGAATGATATGGAACACTGAATTAATAGATGCAGTGCGTAGTTCAGGAATATATAGCCATACCGGGACTGTTGGTTTTTATATTCAGTATCGTGTTTGGGTAGCAGGAGATACTTATTATCCCTTGCATTATTATGATGCAAATTATCCAAAATACGGTACATTTCAGTGTTATGAGATTGAAAGATGAGTGTACTAGGCACAAACACACTTATCCGAGAGCAATTATACAGCACAGGCACAAATGCAAGTCTTGCTGCTAAGACTGGCACTAATTATGTAACTATTCCTTTGAATGGCACAAATCATACAGGTGATCGCAAGACAGGTTTTGACATATGTACGTTCACTAAACAAAGCAACAACAGTTATCTACTTGTTGATATTACTTTTCCTGCCTACTTAGCCAGTGGCGGTGCCGGCACCGGAGTAAGAATGCACCATAGCACTGATGATAGTACATATTACACAGATGCACACGATGACGGTCCTGCCCATCGTTGGGGTATGTTTGGCTATGGTGGTAATACATCGTACACATGTAGAATGATGTGGGATAGCAGGCAGTTAGATTTTCAAAGAAGCAGTGGTATTACAGCACACACTGGTACTTGGTACTTTTATTTCCAAACTGCAAACTGGAACGCCACTGATACACTTTATTTTTTACAGTATAGTGCCAGTTATCCTAAATATGGAACCATAAGCGTAAGGGAGTACCTAGCATAATGCCTGTAATTTATCCTGGAGCACCAATTGGATCATCAAGTTGGAGTACTGGCGATCTGCCTGAAGTTGCAGCTTCTAACAGTACAAGTTGGACTACACTTGATATCAATAGAGATGATGAAACTGGATCTTTCTCAGCCGCTGACAGCAACATATGCACCTACACCAAACAACACAACAGCAGTCATTTGCTGATCTCTTGGTGGATTCCACTGTACATAGGCAATGGTGGCAGCGGTAACGGTTTTCGGCTTCATATAAGTAAAGATAACAGTACATACTACACTGATGCAATAGACAATGGCCCGGCAGATGGCTGGGGTGCTCACGGATATGGAGGCAATGCCAGCGGAGTGTGGTGTTTTACTTGGGATACTAAAATTATTGATACCTATAGAACTAGCGGCTTTGAGGCACACACAGGAACAGTATATTTTTACTGGCAATGGAGAAACTGGGGTGCGTCAGACACCACTTATCCAATAACATATAGCACCAGTTATAATAAATATGGAACAATTGAACTTTTGGAGTACGCAGTATGACAACACCACTATACGATGAAATCTCTCATCCAACACCTAATATTATTCAAGCACTGGTAGCACTTGCACCTGACGCACAATGGTTGGTTAAAGGTGAAATCACTAATCAAACCGATTTTACAAACAATGTATATAAAGTAACAGGCACAGATAGCAACGGCAGTGCAATACTTAGTAATAGCGCAAGTGACGTAGTGCTTACATGGACAGCAGTAAATGCAAAATGGACTGAACTTAAAAATGCTCATCCTATAAGTTTACTACGTCTTGAACGTAATCGTTTGCTTGCTGAAACAGATTTTTACGCTTTAAGTGATGTAACCATGAGTTCACAAATGACAACATATAGACAAACATTGCGTGATATCACTGACACATATAGTTCATTGGATACAGTTACATGGCCCACTAAGCCGTAGTGATAAATACTCAGAAAGAATAAACGATGGCAACACAAGTACAATTTAGACGAGGATCAAACACAGAAAATGATCTGTTTACGGGTGAATTAGGTGAAGTAACAGTTGATACCACAAATGATACTATCAGAGTACATGATGGGTTAACAGCTGGCGGATTTCAAAGTGCTAAGTTGACAGGTACACAGAATATTACTCTTAATGCACAAGCAGATTTGCGATTTGGTGATGCGGATAGCAGTAATTATGTTGCACTACAAGCACCAGCAACAGTTAGTTCAAATGTAACATTTACACTACCGGCTGCAGATGGCACATCAGGTCAAGCATTGGTCACAGATGCAAGTGGCAACTTATCATTTGCTGCAGCAGGTGCAACAATTAGTAGTGATACCGCAACAAACACTGACTTCTTACTATACTTTGCGGCTACAACAAGTGGTGCACTTACTGCAGTAAAACAAGACAGTGGACTTATTTACAATCCAAGTACTGGTACACTAACAAGTGCAGCTTTTGCTGGCGATGGCTCTGCTTTGACAGGCATTTCGGCTGGCGCAACAGGCGGTGGGTCTGACGAGATATTCTATGAGAACGGTCAGACTGTGACCACAAACTACACAATTACAGATGGCAAGAACGCTATGTCGGCAGGGCCAATCACAATCAATACTGGTGTGGCGGTAACAGTCGGCACTGGCGAAACTTGGACGGTGGTATAATGAGTACTTTAAAAGCAGATACAATCGTAGCAATCGATGGCACAAGTCCTGTTACGCTGACTAAGCAGAGTGCGGCAAAGGCGTGGGCGTGTTTTGTTCAAAGCACAAGTCACACTTTAAACGATTCATTTAACATTTCTTCACTCACTGATAGTGGGGCAGGATGGTCAGCTACTGCCTATACAAATAGCTTTAATAATGATGATTATTCATCAACAGGTATGGCAGGAAAATCAGGAACGAGGGTTCGAATGGATACACTAGGCGCAAGTGCAAAGCTTTCTACTGGTCAACAATTATATGTAACATCTCCGGTGCCTGTAGCTACAGATGGTGATGATTGTAATGTAACATGTCACGGAGACTTAGCATGAGTGAAATTATTGTAGACGACCTCACAGGCAAGACCTCCGCTGGCGACATCACAGTGACCTCTGAAGGCGGTGCGGCGACTATGCAGTTGCAGCAGGGTCTGGCGAAGGCTTGGGGGCATTTTGAGGGTAGTGATACCACTTTAGATGATTCGCTGAACACAACAAGTTTAACAGATAATTCAACAGGAAATTTTACGGCAAATTTTGTGAACAATATGACTAATGCACATTATGTAGGAGCATTTCACGCAACCGATACTTGTGTAGGCTCTGCGGTTGCTAGTGGGTACGTTACTAGTAGTTTAAGGTTTATTACAAGGTCAAGTGCATTTGGCGTTATTGATAAAGATGACACAACGTATATCGTAAATGGAGACCTCGCATAATGGCTGGAAAAATTATAGCAGACCATATCGAACACAGCACGGCTGGTTCTCTGGATACGCAGTACGTTGTTAACGGTAGTTCGAAGGCGTGGGCGACTCAAACCACGCACGGCGGCGCATTTTTAGGTAGCTTTAATTACTCATCGTCAACAGATATATCCGAAGGTGTTGCAACTTATACTTTTACTAACAGCATGGATGACGCTAATTACTCTGTTAATGCAACACATTATAATCGTGCTGCTGGGTCAGCAGACCCTAGCCATCACACATCATCATCTCATAGAACTTCATGGTGGATAACATCCGCAGGTGCAGTGGGAGATATCTCTGAAAAAGGAAGTATACAAGTTTGTGGAGACCTAGCCTAATGATCCAGACACCATCATTCCAAGGCACACGCCTATTCGACAGACTATGCTGGGCTAAAGAAAACCTAGACGGTGTGCAGTCAGACTATCGTGTAGTCTATGAGGACAGCATTGACGAGTGCGCCAAGATACTTGTGCCTGACCCAAACTGGATGGCGTGTGCGCTACAGGGCGGTATACTGCCACCTGTGTGGGTCTATTGGGAACTTGCAAAGGATGAGGCAAAACCTGACTTCAAGAAACATACTCGTGGATATTTGCTACATAATACAGAACCAATGCCAGCAATGACTGAAGAAGAAGCAATAGAATACCTAATTATGAAGGATTGCCCACAACACGTTTGGAGAGAGTGGGATAGCGGAAATAAGCCAAAGATGGTAATATGCCGCAAGGAACAGCTTCCAGCTACAAGAGAGTGGCGCAATGCTTGGAAGATTACTGACGAACTAGCCACTGATGAAACTGTTGCCGCATAGGAGCGAATTATGACAACAACTTATATTGTAGACAAAGACGGTAATCAGATTGATGCTTCAACTGCTACCGTTCCATCAGACCGCCACTTCCGTGGTGCGTGGTCATTGTCAGGCTCTGTTATTTCAGAGGACATGACTAAAGCAAAAGAAATCTTCAAGGATAAAATCCGTGAGGTTCGCAAACCTTTGCTTGCCGCCAAGGATGTTGAGCTTATGAAGGCACTAGAGGCTGGCACTAGCACAACTGCTATTGCAACAGCAAAGGATGCCCTTCGTGATGCTCCAGCAGACTCTGCTATTACAGCAGCAACAGACATTGCTGGCTTGAAAGCAGCGTGGGATACAAGCATACTTGGCGATAGCCCTTATGCATAAGGAGATAGGTTATGGCAACACAAGTAAAATTTCGTAGAGGAACAGAGGCAGAGAATAATGCATTTACTGGCGCAGTAGGTGAAATCACTGTTGACAATACGAACAAACAAATAAGAGTGCATGATGGGTTGACAGCTGGTGGATTTCCAGGTGCTAAGTTAACAGGCACACAGAATATTACTCTTAATGCACAAGCAGGTTTGCGATTTGGTGATGCAGATAGCAGTAATTATGTTGCACTACAAGCACCTGCCACTGTGTCTTCAAATATAACTTTTACACTACCAGCCGCTGATGGAACTTCTGGACAAGCAATGGTCACAGATGCCAGTGGCAACTTATCATTTGCTGCAGCAGGTGCAACTATTAGTAGTGACACAAGTACAAATACTGACTTCTTAATATACTTTGCAGCTACAACAAGTGGTGCACTTACTGCAGTAAAACAAGACAGTGGATTATTATATAACCCGAGCACTGGCACACTAACAAGTGCAGTATTTGCTGGTGAAGCAACAAGCGCACAATATGCTGACTTGGCAGAACGCTATACTGCAGATGTAGATTATGCACCAGGCACAGTTGTTGTGTTTGGCGGTGATGAAGAAGTTACAGAATCTACACAGCGTTTAGACAAGCGTATTGCTGGCATTGTAAGTACAGATCCTGCATATTTAATGAACAGTGCATTGGAAAACAGTGTTGCAGTTGGATTGCAAGGGCGTGTACCTTGTAAAGTAGTTGGCGAGATACGCAAAGGCGATTTAATGGTGAGCAGTGCAACTTCAGGACATGCAGAAGCATGGCGCGAAGAAAGCAATCCTCCAGCAGGTAGTGTTATTGGTAAAGCACTGGAAAATAAAACAGGTGCCGGCGCAGATGTAATAGAAGTTGTTGTAGGCAGAATCTAATGTCCCAGGGACGGTTTTATACCGCAGACTATCTGGGAGAGATGATCAGTGCAAACACCAATTGGAAAACACGCAACGATCCAGATAGTATGACATGGGTTGAGAAAACTATTCTCAATGATGATCATGACGGCGTTGCACATGTTATCGGCAACAGCAAATCTAGAAATAAGTTTGATCTACGCTTGCTTAAAGGTCAAGTAGGTGGCGCTCGTGGTGTACGCAGTGTAGGACAAAGTTATGGATGTAACCTGTTATATAAAGACTTTAATCCAACATTTTTAATTACCACAAACAAAGATATTTGTGCAGACATTGCTGCTAGTGGATATGGCGAAGATAACATTGTGTATAGCAATGTTAAAAACATAATAGCACACCCAGGCAGTTTCCACTTATATCCGCACTTGTTTACTGCAAGCATAGGCACTCTTGCACTGCGCCTTGCATGTGCAGACGGACACAAGCAAGTTTTTATGGTAGGTATGACCTGCTATGATAAAGAAGATGATAACATTTATATTGGCGATCACAGTGCATATCGCGAAGTAAATGTTGAAGGTGCAAATGCAAAACTCATACAAGATGCTTGTAGAATATTTTTAACATATGATGATGTAGAATTTTACTATGTTTGCAAAGATCCGGGACTAATGCCAGAAGCATATAACTGGACGCCCAATGTTAAAGAAATAACTTATACACAGTATTTTAACCTGGCTGGCCTAGGTGCTATTGCACATTAATTCTTCAACTGTTTTGATTTTATCAACAATCTCATCAATTTGAAATGTAGTGAACACACCAGGGTGCAGTGGCTTGGGCCATGAATCCAGTTTACTCCAAGCATATCCTTTGTGTTCGCTGTTTAGTTTAGGGATAAATTCTTCCTCTACAACACATACATAGGTACTGTAGGTAAAGTTATTCTTACTGTTAGTAAACTTCTCTACTGGGATAGTTTTTAGCACAAGCGGCATAAATCCAATCTCTTCAACAATCTCACGCTGTAGTGCAGTGTATTCAGTTTCACCTCGTTCAACTTTGCCACCAACAAATGCCCACATGCTGTCATACCTGGCGCCGTTGCGTAGTACAAACATATATCTACTTGTTGATTTGCTTAGAAATAACGCTCCAACACTACTGTTAGATAACGATGCTCCAGTCGCCTGCTCGATATTCGCCTTCATAAGACTTGACCCACTCTGTTCCGGTC